TCTGTAATTGTCTTACAGCTCTTCGTTGCGGCAACATATTTTCCTTGCTGAATCTTCGACTCAAGAACAGGTCGAGGCGGTCCCCTCCCGAGGTAAGGAACAGTGAGGAATGGGCGCTGTTGAAGGCTAATGCGACACTTTGGGTGAGTCTGAATGGATCCAATTTGGAGGTTAGAACCGGCCTGGATATTGCAACCGCCAGCTCCCGAGTAGTTTCCATACCCACCCATGTAGAAAATACCAGGTTGCTCGGTAGCGAATGAGATTGGCTGTTTCATTCCACACCATTTGAGGAAATAATTTGTAGTCATGTAAGATCCTTGGGCATTGTTCTCTACATCTCTCTGGGTAATCCCACAAGAATCGTCACCCAACCTGTTTAGTTGATTGAAAGTATAGTTATGAACGCTTGTCATCGTATAACTATACTGAAGATTTTTTATTTAATAGTTGATCCACCTTGGATTGTCCTTCAGACACTGGAGACCATCACCCTCTTTACATGAAGGCATATTTCCATAGAGGTATTGGGCAAAGGCTGTCTGATCGTTAGGTACCTTCGTATTTGCGGTTGAATAAAAATTCCGTTGTGACTGTTGGAAGCTAATACTATCTCCTAAATCCATGAAAAATCTCGGATTTGGCCCCACATTACCAGTCTTGTCGTTAATCTCCTCTTCCACAGCAGGGTTAAATGCCGGTGCTGCTGGTTTCCTCTTAGGATCATATTTAATCTGGGGCAACAAGACATTCATAAATGGATTTTTCTGCGTAGGAGGTGTAAATGCATGTTTTGTCGCTTTATATAGGGCGGGATTCGTAAAGCCTTCCTGAATAGCTTTTTTAGCAGCAGCCGCCTTAGCCTTCCGCTTTACTTGTGTCTTGTAGACAATGGCGAGGATTACTAAGGTGACCGCGGCGGATACAAGGATCTTCATGGACCTTGTAAATAAGAAACCCAAAATGGTTAGCAAGATAACCAACCGGGTAATCGCATTTAACTTACAAGAAAACCCGAGATTACTGGTCGGCCATATTTCTAGAAGATGTTTCTTATCTACTAGGATCCCTGGGTTGTTTAACCAGAAGGTGTCGGACATGATATATATATGTCTATTTATTTTTATTCTTACCCTTGCGCCGCCTGCGACGGCGGCGTTTTTTAGATCCCCCTTCACCTGTCCCTACGACAACATTTTCTCGAGCGCTGGCATTTGCTGCCCTTGCGGCTGCTAACTGTGCCTCAAGGATTCGTGTTTGCTCATCTTTTGCCTCGCGACGACGTGCTAGCTTCGCTCGCATTCGTTCTTTCTGCTTCGCGACTCGGATATTTTGACGCATTTTCCCCTGCATGGCGCCCATATTTACATTGGCACCACCGGTGGGCATACCCATCTTCCCAAACATCTGCTGCATGTTCTTCATTCCTGGCATATCTTTCATTTTAGCCATGAAATCCGCTGCTTCCTCCATCAATTCGCTCTCCTTAATCTCTCCAGACTTTAACTTCGCATCTAAGGCCTCCCCAACTTTTTTAACCATGGTCATCAGTTTGCCCGGATTCTTGAAAAGCTTTTGAAACACATCTCCAACATCTGTCATGTCGGCCAGCTCGGGGTCCATTTCCTTGAGTGTCTGCTCTGTGATCTCTGCAGCGAGTTTCCCAAGTTTGCCTTCCATCATTTCGCTCAGATGTGAATGGATATCTTCTGGATTCGGGAAGTCTTCCCCCTCTTTACCACTAAACGCCGCTTCGACACCACTGCCATCGAAAATTCCTGCCATTTGGGACATGGTTTCCTCTAGCTTCTTCTTCAGCTCGTCCTCGTCGATAGCCTCGAAGAGTCGGGCCGTATCTCCGAAATTGCTACTGTCGTTCTCCTGTGCTACAACAGAGAACATGACCAACTGTAGATACTTCCATATCACTGTTCTTGTACTGTCGCTCAAGTCTTGTATCCAGGCGTCGGCAAAGTCTATTCCCGGGAGGAAGTTCGTGTTGATTGCCTTGTCCTTGAAGATGTCCTCATTATGATAGAGAAGATCGAAAAATCTCTCTGGATACACTTCTTTACAGTGGATGAAGAGGTTGTCAATCCGCTCGCCTTCGGTTTCACCATCAAGAAGAGCTTGTAGTCTCTCATCGAGTGATTCCTTATACTCTGGAAATGTGTTGAGCATGTCACCCAGAAAATCCTGCATGACTTTCACAAAGCCTTCCGGTAGTCCTGTGCTTGCGGTCTCTGACATTCTATATGTATTTAGTTAAAGGATATTCTTAAGCCTAGACTACGCCGTATTGTTAAAGTACATGCGGCAAAGTTTGGTGAGATTCTGAACATATTTCATTGCCTTCTCCTTATTCGACTCGCTCATGTTCTTACCCTGTGTCCGGATCGCCTCTATAATCCCCAACACCTCGCCACCCTCTTCGTATCCTGCGGCAGTGACATCTTCTCCATAATCCTTGGTCATAAAGAAGTCGAAGTCACCTTCCTTTATGGTTCCTGCGTAGGGGGTTAAGATGATGTCCCGCCATGCTATTATTGTTTTTTTCGGGTTCACCTTCTGAAGAGTTTTGATAGCAAGAAGAGTAGCACCAATGTTGAGGTCGTTTGGCAACACCAAACTCACGTCGGTTATAAACTCTACGAGGTGGCTGTTAAATACCTTGAGAACACTCATATTCTATAAGAAGGTCTTTATCTTTTAAATTATAAACTCATCCTTTCAGTCGTACGTCTTCTGCTCGTTTGTTTGCAATCATCCCAAGATCAACTGTACCGACTTTATTAGGTTCGTAATCATCGGGAGGCGTAGCTATAGTTTGACTATTACCAATACCCATGTAACTGTGCATCATTCGCGTGCCCCCATTCCCCTTAGCGGATAGCTCATCAGCAGACATATCGAGGTAAGAATAGTTGTCTGATAAGTTGGTTCCCATCTCATAACTCGAGAAGGCTAAAGGTTCGCCATTGTTACCTGTCGCTTGAGAGTTGACTTTAGCCTCATTTGGGGCCATCTTGGCTATAATGTTGGCCAGACCCGAGACCACTTGATTTCCATGGTGAAGAAGTAGTAATGATGGGACCGTCGATATATTCGGGGGCAGTAATAATCGCTGTCCATTAGCTAATACTATATGTGTTGCTCCATCCGGTCCCTTCTCCCGGACATCGATGCAAACGAAATGGACATCTTTTTTGGTTGTTGTGCGGGATAGGCTCACCAGCAAGTCCCGGCAATGGCTACAGTGCTTGCTATAATAGAGAATCGAACTCATATAATATCTGCAAAGCTATTGAAAGGGCAGATATAACTTATCACGAAAATTGATTAAATAAACTCTCCTTGATAATATATACAGACCATGGCCGAATCACATCAGACACCTGTTCAAACAGCCTTTGTATCGAGTCGCTCAGAAGAAGGTGGGAAACTAAAGTTCCAGTTGATCAACCTTAATGTCAGTTATGCTAACGGGTTGAGGAGAACAATCTTGTCCGATATCCCGACCCTGGGTTTTAAAGCCTTTCCTCATTCTGAAAATCAGGTAGACATAAAGACAAATACATCACGATTCAATAATGAGATCCTAAAACAGAGGATCGCGTCCGTCCCCATTCACATCAATGATCACGGCATCCCGTTCCATGACCTCGAAGTGACATTAGATATGAAGAACACCACACAGGAGACGATGAATGTGACGACAGGGGACTTCAAGATCACAAATACCGTCACAAATGATGAGTGGAGTACCACCGCCGTCAATAAGGTGTTCCCACCCGACCCTATGACTGGCGACCACATTCTGCTTGTCCGCTTGAGACCCAAAATATCGGATGAACTTCCTGGAGAGGAGCTCCAAATGAAGGCCAGAATGTCCCTAGTCACAGCGGGTTATGATGGAGTATATGCAGCAGCATCTACATGTTCTTATGGCTTTACGCCGGATAAGGCAAAGCAACAAGAAGAATGGGAGAAGAAACGGAAGGGAGAGGAGGAACATTTAGTGCCTGGGACCGGGGGAAAGAAAGAAGGAAAGGAAGAAGGGACGAAAGATATAGAGCTTCTCCAGGAAAATTGGTTCGCTCATGAGGCAAAAAGATATTTCATCCCTAACAGCTTCGAATTCGTCGTCGAGTCAATTGGCGTTTTCACAAATCAACAACTTGTCGTGACTGCCCTAGATATTCTGCTAGAGCAAATGGTATATATCCAGAAACTTGCCGAAGACACAAGTCTAAGTGTCAAAAAAAGTGCCAGTACTATTCCAAATTCCTATGATGTGCGTTTGGATGGGGTCGGGTATACAGTAGGAAAAATGTTAGAGTCGGAGCTGCATAATGGGGCTTACAGACAGGATGAGATTCTCTCATATGTAGGGTTCAGGAAGGCTCATCCACATGATAGTGACAGCGTGATACGTATCGGCTTTGCCGATACTTTTGCGGGTGATAAAGCAATGATAAGTAGAATAATAGTGGGTGCCATCACCCAGGCGACAAGTGTTCTCAATAGCCTGAAGGAAGACTTTGCGTAGCTGTAAGCGCAGCATTAGCATTGACAACCTTACGATCTGTATGTCTCTGATTAACTTCATAGTTAATCGCAAACATAAGACGTGCGGGTGGGAGACCATTCACATAGTCCTTTACAATGGCAATTGTGACATGTTTTTTTTCTGCGCGAAGTGTGTCACGATATATTTGATGTAGGGCCCTCATGTGTGGCCTGAAGGCGAATGGGTATGCGTTGAGACGACCAACTTTCCGTGCGAAGCATGCCATATAATTCTCACGAAGATTTCTCGTCCAAGAATGAAGATCATCGCGCATCTCTCCGAAATCATGTCCCCACTCGGGATAGTACTTCAGGAACTCACTCACCTGACCCGCCTGGCGCAGACAATAGTAATGGTACTGCATCTTCGTGCTGTTACCCCTAAGTCGCCGGACGTATTCGTAGTTCTTATTGCGAATCCTTGCCCTCTTGCCGTCTCCGAAGCGAATGACGACTCCCATGACTTGGTATCCTTCTCGTCCTATATCGAAGTGAGCTTTCATATCTGAGAAGGAGCGCCTTTCATTTCTAGTAATGGGTCCATCTATTGGCATGAACACGCGCGGATAACCCACGCTGCGGCGGCGGTCAATCAAATCGTCGTCATCCGTATCGTTTTTTTTCCATTCCCCCCTCTCGATGGAGAGGACCTTTCCTGCGCCTATGGGTTTATAGACAGCAACTAAGACCAAGTGGGGAGACACGAAAGGGATGACAAGCCTATTATCTGGGTGCTGGAGAACGAAGGAGTAGCAGAAGTCCTTCTGTAGGTCGGTGAACTCGAGGGTTGTGTTATTCATGGCCTCTAGGAACATATATCTAAATGTCTTGTCCTGATCCTCGTAGAACTTGTTCCTAGCACCCACACAGCTACGCGTAGCTAGTTCCCAATCCTGAGTATGATGGTTCCAAAAGACGTTTACCATCGTTCCTTCTACGAACTCCTCAACACGCACCGCCGTGAAAGGACAATCTTGCTGATTGTTCCCACCCTCATCTGGATCATAGAGTGGGATATCTGCAAGTTCCTCCGGAAATTCCACAGCCTTTGGAGGACTGAAACAGATGATCTTTTCGCCATCGCTAATGACAGAGCGGAAGAGACCCATTCCCTCATTAACTCTTTGAGTCAGAAGCTTGTCCTTCTCATAGCGAATGACGAATAAGCCGTCCTGATTTTTAACCCTCAAGAACCTGCTTTGGGCATAGCTTGGATCCGAACAGACCCGGGCAATATCTGCCCAACTTGAGAGATCATAAGTTGTGTTATGCTGCATGTTTTGTATAAGTTGTTTAACATCTATTCTCTTTAACCTGATTGCTGTCAATTTTCTCGTCATTCGAGATAATTTCTACTCTATGTATAAGGTAATGACCCAAGAAGGAGAGCCTATATTTCTCGAACTAGGTGATATTATTCTAATTACGGCCCCAACAAATTCTGAGATAAATGGTGCCACATTCTTCATAGAATACCTTGACGACACGAAAGCGCGCCTCCTCAATGACACCACATTCAATGTGATAGAGATGGGGATTAAAGATGGTAGGTTTAATGACGAGTCCGTCGAGAACGTTGAGGTATTAAGCAGTCCGGAATCAAAGGGGTACGCGCGACAACATGGATTATTGCCAGGTATTTGGATCACCATCCAGTTCGGTGGACCCGTACCTGCTGTCATCAATGGACGCATCTCAAGTTTAGAGGATGATATGATAGAGATACACACATTTCCGGAGGGGAAATCAATCTACATTGATTTCGGGTATAAGGGGATTCCCGAGGACTTGCCAATCGAGAGCTTCCGACCCTTTGTCGCCCCAATGGCCAAGAAAGAGGTTGGTATCTCAATAGAGGAAGATATCCCACTCATCGAGCTCTCTCCAACCCTTGAAGAAGATGAGGAAGATTTGGAATTGGAGCTAGGTACATACGTTGCCCCGGACGTTCTACAGGGGAGAAAAGATGCCCTTCTTGATGCAGATCAGATCGTATTCGGTGAAGAGATGGGGGAGATCACACAGTACGTCCAGGTCCCAGAGTCACAAAAGAGATATGGGCTAGAGACTCAGGTAAATGATCTCTTAGATGAACTCCTCTCAACAATACCTACAGCTGAGCGTAGCCTCAGGGTCGTCAACGGAATTAAGTTAATGATTGAACGATTCAAGCAGTTGAGGGAGGCATTTTCATTAATGACCTCTCAAGGAGAAATAACGAAACCCGCAACGAAGGGGGCGGCTTTCAAACCACTCGCGAATAGACTATACGAGCTTGACCGAAGCCTCTACTGGCTTGTCCCTATAGTCGGCAATCGTCGCAAATTATATGATGTCAATATTGCCGAGGACACTGAGTATGCCGATGTGGTGCCGACAACACTAGCGCAGGCCCAGACAGATATCTATGATCTTGTCCAACAGTACCGAGAAAATGTCATTCCTGATGGCCAGAATAAGTATGCCTTTCTACTTCGCCGTCTGAACCCTTTCTTCACTCCCTTTGCGGAGCCGACCGATAAACAAGATGTGATTACAGTAAAGCCTGTTAAAACAGATACTCTTGCTTTCGTAGACAATCAAAGGGACTTTTTCTCCTCCGTCGCGGAAGGCTCGAAAGTAGAGAGCACGCGCTTTGTCTCTGAGCGTTACGAGAAAGGCATCTCTCGCCTCGTTTCAAGAGATCAAACACAATCTACATCCGATGTCACGCGTGTTCCAATCACATCGGGTGACCCGGCTGCCCTGAAAGGATTCTTACGATTCCCAGAGCCGGTCTTACTCTACTCTCATGTGAACCTCCCGGCAACTAACATCCTCTCTAAGGCACAACTTGGTCTTATTCCCTTTAATTATTGGAGTTTCATGAATGAAGGTACACCAGTTACTATCGAAGAGGTTGAGTCCGGACAGATTGGTGGCGTGGATCCAGATCCTGACAAATATCTCTCCGGAATAACAGCTCTTTTATTTGAGGGTAAAGAGTCATTTGATGACAGAGATCCAGGTGCGTATAAGGACTACCTTGGGGCGCTCATCCCAAAGACGCGCGTTCTATTCGATCTTGTCAAGCGCTATATAAAGGATGATACCTCCTACATGGATATAATAGGCTATCTAGAGCCTTTTCTTGTCTACCCGGATGATATCACCTTCAAGCAGTATGAGATGATAGTGAGGTTTATGGAAAGTCGTATTTTAGAGCTGAAAAAGAAATTCGCGGGTAACAGCATTCTTTTCAGGCAGTATCTCGAGGCGGTGGAGAGAATGAGAAGGTCAACCTCAGCAGATTCACGTCAGTCCTATATGTTCAAGCTGACTGGCCAAGGACCGGATGCCACGAAGGTGCTTGAAAAATATGGTATTGGAGACAAGCCGCTAAAGACAGCAGGATTTATAAAGACAATCCTCTCAGTCGATGGAAGTCGCCTCTATACCTCCCTCCTCTCAATGAGAGAGACAGACCTGCTTCAATCGGTGAAGATCGATGAACTTGTGGACCGTGGTATGGAAGCTGCCAATACAGTTGAATCGAAGTCGGATGGGCCTTGTCAGGATTTTGTCATGTCAAAACAGTATTTAGATGAACATGAAATGGCCGAGGATAATGGGGATTGGGCAGCACAGAGAGGGGTCTTCTTCGATAAAAAATATGATCCTACTCGTTATGAGATAGCCGAATCTTTCACTCGGGAGCAGGAAACCATGGATCCGCAAGACTTCAAAATGTTCCTAACAATGCATCTAGCCAATGAATTGAAGATGCCTGTAGAGGAGGCAGAACTCGAGGCTGCTGCGATTGTGGACAAGGAGCGACGAGTTGACGAAGGGAACTATGCTTATATCATCAACGATCGCAATCAGATTCAGTATTATGTCCGCCGTAGAAACACATGGGTTCTTGACCCAGCTTTAGCTGGAAAGACCATAGACGAGGTTATGTTCTGTAATCTTCAGAATAAGTGTATATCAATTAAGAAAAGCTGTGTAGACATGGTACAAGGGGGTGCCAAAGTTAGAAAAGACTTATTAGCAGAGATCATATCGCGGTTCGATAAGGATCTTGAATTAAACTCGGAGGAGTTCCGGAAATTCCTGGATGATCGCTATAAAAGGAATCTTGAGAACATTACAGCGCTTGAGATTCTTCATTGGGATAGACTCTGGGGGACGGACATAACCCAAGCGAGTATAGGGGCTACCCTCGGAGCCAGAGATGTGGTCATATCTCCATATGCCTCTCTCCGCGACGCTATTCTTGGCCAAAGTGACTTTGTCAAGAAACAATCAAATATTATTGACTTTGCCAACCGAGCCACAAGGACAGCCACTTTCAATAGCGATGAGTCCCCATATTGGCTATATTGCATTGAGACGGGGGTCCCACTCCTTCCCACTTTCTCATTAAGTCTGGCACAAGCCTATCAAGCTGGTACATATCAGACCACGCTGGAACAGATTGTAGCATCTCAGGGGGAATTGAGTGATGATGGTGGCCGGGTTGTTGACCGATATAGTGGCTACGTCATCAGAACTGTGGAACTAGATACGGATGAAGGGTTCGATGAGGCTGGATATAAGGTTGTCAGTCGGGGTGTTATTGGAGCCGATATCGGGGATATCCTCGTAGATGTTGTATTTAAAGAGGAAAAGGAATCGGCACAAGGAGAAAGTGCCGATACGAAAATGATTAAAAATATCATCACTACCCTCGATGGGCGTCTCAACATTTCAGTAGATTCCCTGATAGCGTTTATCATCAAGAATGTCACACGAGAATTAGTGGAGTCCCTCCCGAGTAAAGAACAGATGGCTGCTCTTATGAAGCAGGCCAAGAGACGCCCGCGTCTGTCCTATAATGACACACATGATGAACTACTTCTGTTATTAACTCTAGGTTACTATCTGGTCGCGATTCAGACGATGATGCCTTCAATTCGGACACGAACTACATTCCCCGGTTGTGTTAGATCATTCAGTGGTTTTCCCATGAGCGGTAATGCTGACACCTCTGGGTTAAAATACATCGTTTGCGTGGCTATGAAGTTACGGTCTAACACTCGACCATGGCAGAGACTGCCAAGGGCCCGACGTGATAAATTTAATGAAATTGCCGATAAGTATGTAGCTAAGCTTCGGAAATTCATGGAGGCAAAAATAGTTAACAACACAGATGTGGTGCACCGGATAGCCCAGAAGATAGCCTACCTTAAAGAAGCGCCACCAGACGTCACCATCACTTCTACTGTTGATGTGAGGCGATGGGTGACCTTCCTCCCACCCCTTCATCCAATCAAGGTGACTGGTGTCGCGCTGACTTCTACGGCCTTTCTGTCTAGTTTAAGAAGCAATATAGAGAAGGGAGATCCGCAACAATTCGCACAGATGGCAAGTTTGGTGTCCAAAATGTTCTTCCACTCTTTACATATCCAAGAGCTCATTCAGACGGTGATCAATAAAGAACCACCTCTCTTGACAAATGTCTCAGGTATGCCCCTCCTAGAGAATGCTTGTTGTAATATGGGCACAAAAAACACCCTTCACTACTTTGTGGAGAGAGAGAGAGGAATTGACAAATATAATACCATTGTTGCGGAGTTGAATGCCAACTATAATACGATAGCGAAACTATCAAAAGCCGCATTTCTTTATGATCCACGGGACACAAGACTGCGGTATCCGGATGTAGACGCCGCTTTCTCAGAGAACACTATCTACCGTGCCTTCATACGCTTCTGTTCATTCGATACTGGTGTGCGACTAGATCCAGCATTAGCAGCTGTATGTGGCGACAATACAAGTGAGTATCAACCAGAAGACAGTTTGGCAAGGAAGATCGAGACTCTTCGACGGGAAGGCCGTGATTACACCACCCTCAGTATGAATAGACTGTTACAGGTAGTTAATGGGCGAAACATTGTACCGATGGATTTGACCCCAGATATAAGCACGGATAGGCGTCGTTTCGAAGATATTCTTCGCAGTCTCGGCGAGTCAGCAAAGGGTGGTCTTTGTAGCCCAGACCTGACACGGCTTCTTGAGGCCCGAATGGACACCTATGACATGACACAGGCGAGGGACTCCAAGGAACAGAGGGAATTTGCCGCGTTTCTTGGGGAGCAAATAAGATCAATGACGACAAATATCGGGGCATTTCTGAAGACGTCAGGAGTCGGTAGAGGACAGCGAGCTGTACTCGAGACTATTCAGGACTGGCCATTGAGAGGAGAGGAGTTATTTATGGTACAGGAGGATGAGACCGCGATTGCTTATGCTCGGTTTATCAAGACGGGTGTATTAAATATGCTACGGGTTTACCCTACGATTATTCTTAATGAAGACAATGACGATGACCAAGAGGTCCATATCCCGGCACATTGGGGACTAGCCTTGAGACATCAACATGACATCCAAAAGTTTGTTGCCGCTGAGCTAGCAGGGCTTCGAAAATTTGAAGGGAATCGTGAAATCAGTGGCATATTGCGTGCCATTCCGGAGGCAGGGGAACCTCTCATCCTTTTAATGGAGAATACTCCTTTCTTCGCTGATATTGGGCTCAGAGATGAGATGAAGACCACAGCTCTCAATGGACCTATTCTAAAACCATTAATGACTTATTATTTCCTATGTGCTTGTACAATTTACATCGATGCGGCACTCGAGCCAGCAGCGAAGATTGTTCGATCCGACTCAGGGCAGGAAGAAAAGAAGGCTTCCACTCGGGAGGAAATGGGGGTCTATGTCGAGGAGGATCTTTTGGCAGGTGCCAGCGAGAGTCGGCAGCGTACGATTGGGCAGTTATTGGGCGCCATCTTAGGGATAATGGAATCTCTGAAACATGGGTCAAGAGGCACAGGTGGAATAAGTCTCTCTAACGAGCAGATAATTAAGTCTGTCTTAGCTGCGAAGGAGAAGGAGAAGGCAAAAATTACAAAACGAAAAGGTGATCTGTCCGTAGATGAACTCGAGGTTGATAATATTATGCAACAGCATCGTCTAGGAGCTTGGGGTCTGGGGCAGACGAGAGCGCTGTATGAATATGATGAACACCAGTATGAGAAAGAACGGATGGAGCTTGATAGAGATGCCCTCACAGAACTGAGATTGGGGCGAATTGATGTAGTCACAGAAGGGAATAGGGACATTTATGCCATGGAGGATATACAAGAGCAGGCTATGCGAGATAGGGTTCAGAATGAGCTCCTGAATACTTTTCGGGCTATGGGTGATGACGATGATTTCGGGGAAGGTGATTCTGATGCATTCGCTTAGTTGTTATGAAGTGTTTTCGCTCCTTATAACAATGATAATTGTAAGAATATTCACAAACTATGAATCCAATCCACCGCTAAAACATATAATGGAAGTATGGGAAAGGGCGATAGAGCATCCAGAGTATGGAAAAAAGATCCGGTTTACAGAGCAGGATGATTATACTCATGCGATCATTGTAAACACGGCTATGCCGGAGCTTCATCTTCCAAAGAGTAAGGTGATAGGATTAACATGGGAGCCTGCGCCTTTTTGGCCTGGATGTCCATCATTCAAGCGATACGCCAAAAGGCATATTGGTAGTTACTACCTAGTTCAGGGTTTCCCTATCCGCCGTCTTGGACTACCTTTTAAGAAAGGCTACACATTTATGCACCACTCTATAGCAAGACCCCCAAATAATCCACAGAAGACCAAGGTTATGTCTATAATATTCTCTGCTAAGCGAACTACAATCAATCATAAGTACCGTCACGTGCTTGTTAAGGCTATTCTACGCTCAAAGCTACCAATAGATATCTATGGTCGTGGATGTCGGAGTCTGCCTTCCGACGACGAGGAAGACTCTCGGGTCAAGGGAGAATTCCCTATGAACTCTGACAAGCCTTATACTGACTACATCTACAGCATCGCAATAGAGAATGTCTCTGTTGCGGGGTATATCAGTGAAAAGTACAAGAACTGTATAGTTTGCAATACAGTGCCTGTTTATCTGGGATGTACAAATATTGAGGCCTATTTCCCTGGATGTCAAATAAAACTGGAGGGAAACCTCGTGCGCGATATGTCAACTCTCAATCGCCTCCTTCAAAAGCCTCCAGAAAAGTTTCCGCTAGATCAAGCCAGAGGCAAGCTCTTGGGCGAGTACAGTCTAGTCAGACATTGTCTCAACCGGTGGTCTTAATAACTTACATCGCTCTCTAACATCCTCTTCAAGCGACGCATTTTCCTAGTCTTCTCACTCTCGTTATCAGGGCGAGGTATTGGATGTAGCCGTCTCCCAGCCTGAATACGTCGCTCTATAATTGTATTGAGTGTACGTCTACCCTGCATGTGTAAGAAGGCGGAAGGTGTCCTCGGCGGCGGTGGGAGCCTTGCGGCAGTGTGAAGGGAAGACCCAGACTGCCGAATATCAGGTAAAGCTGCTCGACATATTGGACACTTTTGACCGGAATACGAGAGGAACATATGCTTACAAATACAGTGTAAGTGGAAATTGTGACCACACTCAGTTACAGCGCTATTCGTGTCTGCTATTGGGCTCAGACATATCGTGCAAGGTGATTTGGTATCAACTCTTTTTTTATTAACGTACGTTGTCATCACTGTTCGAGTATAAGGTAGCCTTTTTAAGTTCGTAGCTCTAGAACTGGGGTCCCATACTAACGATATGTCCAGAGGGCTAAAAACTTATCTATCTATAAGTTAACATGAATAGGACCTTCATCCGGCGACATATAACGGCGCTTTCGATTCTAGTATTTATTGCATCTTTCGCTATAGTTCAGTGGTTTCGTCCTGCTTTCCTCTATGATGATGATGGCAGTCTCCGTAAATTCGGAATTGGATATAAGAAGAAGACAGTTATCCCCGGTTGGCTGGTAGCTATAATACTGGCGGTGCTGAGTTATTTATTTGTCCTCTATTATTTAGCAATGCCTAAATTACTGTATTGACTAGTGTAAGCTGAACAGTTGTATTGGCTTCTTCGCAGCTTCCTTCGCGGCAGCATCTGCGTGCCAATCTGCTTCATTCTTCTTGATAGTAGCCAATGATTTGCTACATTTTGCTTGAGCCATCCCTGCTTCCGACACTGATATAGCATAGAAACCCGCTCCCAGGAACCATACGGCATTCGCAATTACATCCTTAAGCACAAGAAGAGCATATAGTTTTTTATATCCAGATTGCTTCTTATAGCCACCGCGAAGCAGGCCATCTCTCTCGAGTTCATTAATCTTACTATAGAAGTTGGTTGGATTCATGGAATTTATTAATATGTCCCTATTGCTCTTAACTTCGTCTAAGAGGTTCTGGAGCTTGGCTGTTATTGCGTTAATAGCAAAAATACCCGTTTCTTTTCCTACAAGAGCGCTACTTACTCCTGCAATTTTCGCAGCGAGAAATCCGAATGTATATGCGAATGGGTTTTTCCATCCAGGGCAGAGTTTAAGCATCCCCCACAATGTAATCATGATGAAAGATGTTGGTAGCAGAACATAGCGAAGGGCCAACGTCCCCGGTGAGGCACACTGCTCCTGGGTCATAGCATATGAACCTGCTATTGTAACAGCAGTGAGTGAAACCAAGACATAGACAGCAGTTACAATCATCCCATTTTTGGCTGCCTTGGCTAATAGAGTCTCATCTGGGAGGTCCTTACGGGCAAAGTACTGCCCAAGGACATAGAAGATGGTTATACCTGTGAATACTAGGTTCATTACCATTCCCATACCTGTATATAGTATATTGTGTTTTATTTTTTTCCTTTTTCTGCCACCATAGATTATGGACATGGAGAAGCCTAATCTTACTGAGCCGGGTATGAAATATTTCATCCGTGAGACACTTAAGAATTGCCGTTCTAAGAAGGACCTATACTACAACATAATATGGAATACTGGTCTCCTTCTAGGATTTGTATGCATCATTTGTCTCATTCTAGCGTACAAAAAAAAGACGAAGCCAACGAAAGAGGACATTATCGCTAAGCGAGCCCAGCAGCAAGCATATCTTCTCTCAAAAGTGAAGGCGCTAAACGATCAGAAACGCAAAAAAGAGAATACGCTTATCACAGCCCTACCAAAATTCGAGAGTGACTTCGCATTACTTCACAAAAACTTTTTTAAGACGTAATATTAAATGCAGAACACTACCATTACAATAACATTTGGTGAGCAGGGCGAGAATGACCCCGGAATGGAGACCCTGGGAAAGGGTTTAGCCCAAGAAGGATTCTCAGTAGAAGACTTGCGGGGAATGAAAACAGTGTTTGACGAGGCAGGATATAAGACACAACTCATCAACCTCAACGCCTTCATACGTGATCAGGAATATAGGGCTCTCGCCGATGAACAAGCTGACATTCTCATCATAAGAAATGGAGTTGAAGCCTTGCTCGAAAATGATGATGCTACAGCCGATATGTTATTCGATGAGCTCGTCGCCCTCGACTGGGACTCTCGTGCGAAGCAACGTGGTCGTGTTGTCAATAAGAATGCAAGACATAATCTAATGTTCGCAAATGAAGCACAGGAACCAGACTATGAAGCGGGAAAAGGGCGTATTGTACCATTCTCTGCGGTGCCCCTATTAGCCTCAGTTGATCAACAGTTACCAGAATACTTCGGGTCTAAGGCAAAGGGGCTTGTTGCTGAGGGTAATCTATACTACAACGTACGTGTTTGTGGAATAGGGCCTCACGGGGATAGTGAAAGAAAGCGTGTTGTTGCGTTCCGACTGGGGGCAAGTATGCCACTTCAATACCAGTGGTACTATCGGGGACAACCATTACAAAGGCGAGTGCGCTTCACGGTTCATAGTGGCGATATTTATGTCATGAGTGAGAAGGCGACTGGCTTCGACTGGAAAAAGAAGTCGATAATGACCCTTAGACATGCTGCGGGATGTGCCGATTTTCTTGAACCAAAAGTCAAAAAGATAGATCCTAAGCCTAGTCTAGCAAATCCAACTGATAAGGCCATGAACACATTCTATAGGCTTAAGATGCTACAAGAGAACAAGTTTATCGCAGCAAAGAAACGGGTCATGAAGAGTGCCCTGTCACCAGGAGATAAGAGAAAGAGAATCGCCCTTATTCGAGAAAAGAGACCCATTAAATTCTCTGTAGGTCGCACATTAAAGTCGGTGGGTGCGCCTAATAAGACTATGAGTATTAAACGGGGCCAATATGGATTGGCTCCGACGCTTTTGGAAGAGCAGTCGGAAGTCTTGAAAAGGGTCAAAACAAAAATTATCCGGACAAAGCTAGATATACTTTTTGGTTTGGAGACCCATCAGGATGAAGAAACGTTTGAGAAGCTTAAGGGGGAATATGAGGAGTTGAATAAGGTAGTGAAATCGCTCGAGGGTATGATTGAGGCTCTGAATGTCGTACAGATTCAGGATATTACAGGCGACCGCACAATCCCACGAGAAACACTCGTGGATCTCGATAAGAAGCGCCTGGGAGGACTTGTAAAGGGATTCCGACAATCTATAGAAGACTATAAGAAAGAGAGTAATGCATCACGTCGAATGGTATTGCTTGAAGAAGCAATAAGTGGATACGTGGATAGTATAGTGCCTCTTGCGCGCCAGATACAAGATGACGCATATGATGTAGTGACTGTCGATCAAGAAGATGATGGTACATTTAGATTGATCCAGGTCAGGACGACTCTCCGCCGACTCCAAGTGGAGATCGAGCCCCCAGGCCCGGGTGATGATTAAAGTATAGGTATTGTACATATGAAGTTCTTGAATGTGCCCATTTTCATCATAAGTCTGGCAGCAGGCCTTTTTATAGTATATCTAACTTCAAATAGACCGGATATCATTCATGTATATCCCACACCCGACAATGTTGTCAAGGTCCAGTATAAGGACAGGAGTGGTACTTGTTTCAGTTTCAAACCGGAAGAGGTAATATGTCCATCAGATGAGAGCCTCATTACAGGACATCCAGTACAAACCAGAAAATCTTAGCTGCATATATATATATACTTATGAAGCTAAGGAAGTTGATTTATAGTCCAGCCGGTAGAATAGCTATATCCGTACTTTTGGGGTTCGGATTAGCAACCTTGTTTAGAAAAGCCTGTAATGAAAGGAATTGTATTGTCTTTCAGGCTCCGCCCCTTGACACAATATCTGAGAAAATATTCCGCTATGATGACAATTGTTACAGATATAAGGAACAGGCTCAGAGTTGTGATTCTTCCAAGGCGACAGTTCCTTTTGCGTAGAGAAGTCAAGAGATGAATTGTGAATAGTATAATATATGGCAGATGCAACCAGTATCAGTAGCCTCCCTGGAGAGATGGATACCTCGAAGAGCAATAGGGTTGTACTTGAGACAAGGGAGATCGATCCCGCACCAGCAAATACAGTCATGTCAGCCAGTATGCAGCAGCAACAACAACCTCCTATAGCTCCTTCTGCGCTCTCACAGGACTCCATAAACCAAATCGTACAGGGGATAAGTGCTGCCGCCGGGGCCAACATGACAGAGCTCCCTTCGCGAGACATCCCCCTTCAGACAACACAATTTACACAGGATTCCCAGATACAGCCTAATTATATTCCTAAGGGAGAAGGGAAGGATTACATAGGCGAACACGACACATATCAAGCGATGTTGGAGCAGAAGCAGAGCTCAAAGGTAGAGCAGGACAAGCTCGATGTGCTCTACTCTGAGCTTCAGTTACCAATGTTAGTGATGGTTCTCTTCTTCTTGTTCCAAATGCCTTTCTTCCAGAAGAAGCTCATGTCCTTTGTTCCCTCATTATTTGCCAAGGATGGGACACCGAATCTCTCCGGATTCATGTTTAAGACAGCTCTTTTCGGTGTGGCATTTTACTTCATCATCAAAAGTACCAAGTATATAAGTGAAGTCTAATAAGTCTATTGATGTTAAGCTCCAATACACTTATCTTCTGCGTGTGCGTCTGCGTCCGCCTTTCCTTCGACGCCGACCACCTCGTGTCTTTTTCCTTTTTATAGCACCAGCCCTGCGAGTTATCTTCTTCCTTTTCCCAGCTCTGCGTGTGCGCCTTCTATAGCCTCCCTTGTGGCCCCCCCGAGGGCCCATAGAGCTTGATCCACCGCTACCGCCGCCTCCTTCTCCTCGCCCTTGTAAAGATTCCTCAATAGCCCGTTGCAGAGCTTGATTTGCCTCTTTCCTGAGGTGGGAGGGAACCTCCTCAAACCCCCGTCTTGTGGGAACCATTGCACGTCGTACTGGGACTAGACGTCCACTCCCCGGCCCCTCCCCTTGTCTTGCAAGCGACGGTGGGGGAGTGGGGCTTCTCTTCATAGTGGGTGGCTTCTTTCGTGACTGAAGAACAAACTTCTCAGCATTTTCATGGAGCACACGCAGAGCGTCCCTGGCAAAATCATTCCTCTTTGCAGGCGTATCAATACCAAATGCGCCTCCTACTAGTGTCGCGATTATCATGAATTCCCTAGTTAATCGCTTGGCTGCTGGTGTGTTTTCCTTCATAATCGTTGCCAATTCTCTATCGATGAAAATGCCAGGGGAGTTTGAGCCGGAGGAAGCTATAAACGCCCTGATTAGACGCGCGCGTCTTGCACTTGTCCCTGCTCTCTCTCCCGTGACACTGACGGCCTGATTCCCCCTTCTAACGTGCATTATACTCTGCCTTATATGGTGGAGCATCGGCCCTAACTGAATTGCCCCACCACCACTTCCAATCGCATTGGGTACCGGTATGCCTAGAAATATAGCCATAATTAATGGATAAAGTGGCAGCGCTGTGAGTTCCTGTGTCGTCCGCAGTCTTCCTACACGAAGTTGGAGCTCTGTCACATAATCTCGAAACAGCTGTCCCTGTTTCGCCGCTTGTGCCACAGCAGCTGCCTCGTCTGAGATAGCAGCCGCTCTCTTAAGGCCTACCGCTCTGGAGCGTTCATCTGCCAATCTCTGGCGTGCGAGGGCTACTGTTCGTTTCCCCTCTTCAAAGTAAGCGGCTCTTTGCTCCGGCGTACATACCGGGCCAACGGCTTCGAGGACACCAACCGGGACACATGTCTGTTCTTGCACCACCCGCCTCACCTGGCGCTTACCGGTCTCATCCCGTTCCCCGAGTACACAGAGGACAACCTGCACCTCACCACCCTGGATCTGAGCTTCAACACGTCCGTCGGGAGTATATCTGTTGATTGGGTTGGCATTTTCGGCTGCTATCCTAGCAGAATCGCGGGCCCTTTTAGCAGCTGCTTGAGGGTCCATTCCCCGGGCCTCAGCCAGCCTAAGCTCAAAAATTCGTGCGGCCGAAGCTTGGCCCTCCGCCATGGCTGTCCTTATTTTTTCCTGTTCGTCCTGATTCCCCAGAGCGAGCCTAACCATCATATCATTTGGTCCCGCCATCGTAGTCAATTTGGCTTCCTGCTCCGTACTATCATACTGCCGTAGATAGGTGACAATATCCTGCAAGAATATTGGGAAGTGTTGGGCATCAGTTGCAAGAGAATCCAATTCCACTGGTTGGTTGTCCCGTGCCAAGAAATTGGACCAGACACCTCCCTGTGTTGCGCGCACTTGGGTTACAAAGTCTGTGAATTCATGCAGGGCGGCATGCAATCGATCTGCTATAACCGTTGCACGTGGCCCGAACATGCCCCCTTGACCTCGCACTGCCCTCTGAAGTTGGCCAGCGATACATGTTATCCGTGGGACAATGTCACAGAGGGCGTAGGCGATATTGAGGGGCGCATCATGTGCATTAGGATCCTTCCACCACCGTAAGATTCCCAGACTAGAGAGGAACCCAGTCTTGAGGGTGGCATAGCTTTGCAAGAATTTCCGAGAAAAAACATTTTGTTTACTTGTGTCACCAGTAGTCTTAAGATAATACTGTGCCTCCAGTAGATTGTCTCGGAGAGACGCTGCGTCCCTGACATGTTTACAGAATAACCCAACGGCGTTGCGGCCGAGTTGTGCGAGCTGCGCGGATGGTTGGATTATGCGTGGTTGCCCAATCGTGCCGGCCGCCGTGAGTGAACCTGGCTCTGTACCAGTCAATACCCCCTGTGCATAGTTACTCATGTTATAGTAGCGTAATGATGCCGACTGCAAGGCTGTCATTTGTCCTCCCATAGCCGCCCTGAATGCTCGTTCAGCACGACTGGCTTGCTCCGCCCGGGTGTTGAATGAGTTCGTTATAATCGCCTCACTGTTAGCGCCCCCCTCCCGCATGTCTATATTAGGAGCATTAGCAAAGTCTCCTCCACCGCCGCCATCTCGCTTTGACGAAGAAGAAGAAGAAGAAGTGGACGTTGATCCCATACCTCCCATCCGGGAGAATGCGCCCGGCGGCCTGTTCATGCCTCTCATCCCAGATCCCATCCCAGATCCCATCCCAGATCCCATCCTAGGTAAGTTGTTGTCCTCATCCGACTCGTCCGACATGTCCATCGGCGACTCTGGTGGCACCCTCACCCTCCTCCTCTTTGGATTCGGCACACCCTCCTGCCCAGTCTCCTGCCCAGTCTCCTTAGTACCAGAAGACATCCCATCAATATGATCCTGTATTTGGGCTCTCTTATCCAACACGCGTGGCCTATTAGCTGTCCAACTGGTGTCATCAAAGTCAGGGAGTTCCCCTGCTAGGGTGTTAAGGTGTTGGTGAGTTCGAGATTGTGCTAGCCTCGCCGCCGCTTCCTGTTCAGTCATTCCTACTAACGATGCCATATATATATAAAGAAGGACATTATAAATTAAGCTGTATGATCGGCACACTCAACTGTTGTGCGAAATGGGCGACCAACTCATCGTTTTTGTAATCCTCTAAATATTTAACCTCAGAAACACCAGCCGCCAAGAGCATTCGAGCACATATTATACATGGATAGTGGGTCACGTAGACTGTTGCTCCACAACAACTCACGCCCCTTTTCGCACAATCTGCGAGCGCATTCTGCTCCGCATGAACCGTGGCCTGTTCATGATTATTCCGCACTATGGATTTGTGCTCACATCCGGGCAAAAATCCATTATAACCCTGACTCACGATCCGGTTGTCCTTCACAAACAGACACCCCACTTTCAGCCGTTCACAGGGCGAACGCGACTTTGTAGCCAGAACAATGTCTCTAAAATATTCATCCCATGACGGCCGAGACATTATACTATACTTACTAGGAATCCTCCAAGTGAGTATAATTAATCTGTGTTATTCACAGCATAGCCGCAGGGCGTAAAGTTATAGTCTATTTGAGCAACAGTCTCCTCAAAATGATCCTTTACATCTTTTACTCTCAGCCCATCAGGCCATCTGTATAACCGATCCAGGACATATCGTTGCATTAATCTTTTCAACGCATGAGCACGACTACAATGTTCTATTAATCGCAGCCTGGCATCCCCAAGGAGCCTAAGGTGGGTAAAGCTGTAGTAACCGCGATAACTCCCAAGGGGAAACACGCTTCCCAACCCCTCGACTACATCCAATGCGGCCCTTCCACACATCCTCTCGAACCATGGTCCTTTCGTTGGCCAATCCTTGACGAGTGATGGTAGGGCCATTAATCCACAAACAAGGGCAGCGTGTACGGCCTTCTTCGTAATAGCCTGCGTTTGATACCATGGTCCTTCAGCATGACTAGTATCCATCTTTAGTTTGATTGCTATACCACTCTACCTCTAAGTTCAATTTCCTTAGGCGACAATCGTAGAAGCTATGTTAGCAAATATACCCTTTCGTTTCCGCGATTTTCGGCCTCGCTTACGCTTTCTCCTCTTCCGTGTCTTGGTTTTTTTGCGAGAACGGGAACCTTTCTCGTCCTTACCCGGGGAATAGTTGAGAAAGAAGTATTCCCATTCTCGGGAACCTTGCTTGCCGGCTTCCTTCAGGTCTTTATATCGCTGCGACTTCTTTTCGCGCACCTTTTCCTTAGTATGGAGCTCTTCGCCATAACAGTCCAATCCGAACCGTTTCAATACCCCTTTCTGGCTCAGGCGGTTGCGCTCTTGGACCTCAAAAAGGTAGTGAGACATACAGATAATCCGGTTCGGATCGTAGTAAGGTCTATTCGCATAGATGAAGGCCAGATAGAAGCTGAGCATAGTGTCAATGGAAGCGATTTTAACCGGCTTCCCCTTAATTTTAACTTCGTTGAAGCTGTGACAAGCGATTGGTTCATAAATGAAAGCAATAGTCTCTTTGCCGACCATTACCTCCACACTCGCAGGAATAATCTCTCCAACCGGTGGTCTTTTTTTGCTTTTGACTTTCTGGATTCCCGCATCGCCCAAGCGTTCTTTCAAAACAGTTGCAACTCTGTCTGGATCATCAGCTATGACATCGAAATCTGGAACATGTGGGACTTTCTTGTGTCTGAATCTCTTTAGGTACCGCATGTAGAGGGAATTTGCCAGAGCGCCGAAAAATACGACTCCTTGTGCCATCAAGGTCTGGCGGGTAATATAGAATATCTTCTTCTCTTCCCCCTGTGGCAGCTTACCCTGCGGGTCAAACATTCGCTGGATCTCCATCACATCACAGTCTCTAGCGGTAACTGGGTAGTTCTTGTTGAGCAAACGAATTCTCTTAAGAACCTTCTCCCAGCGTGACACATCCCCTTCTGGTCGAGAAAGTTCGAGATACATCAGCATTCTAAGGAAATTCGGGGGCGAATAGTATATACCAGCGACCGATATAGCATGTCTGAATACGGATTTGTAAAGTGTCTTGGGCATAAAGCTGATGTCCGCAACAGGCATGAAGTTAACAAATACCTTGAAAGTACCTGAATGTGCTCCTGCTTTCGCCTCAACCTCGAAAAAGCCTCTCTGGTAATACATATCGGCAAGTTCCTTAGCGTCCTTCATTGGTTCGGGAGACCAAAAGTCGTAATCCGGGAGCTCTGCTGATTTGTCGTAGAACTGGTCTTCCTTGGGAAGGAGATTATTGATAGCGGTTCCTCCATAGCACATTCTCTTTTTCTTCCTCAAGAACGTTTCTACGATGTAAATTATTTCCTGTACTTCCGGCTTCCTGATGAGTTTTTTCCCTAAGCGTTTATCAGCCTTATCTACTGCTGCCCTCAGGATTGCCAACTCACATTCTTCAAATGACATGCCTCTTTCGCATTTCATGTGCTTAATATGTACAAGTAAAAAAAACTAGATGCTTGCTTTATACATTGGTAGATCTATTGCCTTTGGGGCCAGTGACAGAGCAGGGTTTTGTGCTGGTGGAACGGGTATGGTGACAGGGATATTCCTCTGCGCCTTCGGTTTCAAGATGAACGCGGTACCAGCCTTATCGAATTTATCGAGATAATGTTTCATATTCGAGTCAAGATTGGGGTAATTCATACACACCATCTGGCATCCATACGAGAAATGGAGGGCACCTGAAACGTTGCTGTTCCCATTACTGAGATCGGGCATTGTCAAGGTTATACCGGACTTATTAAAGTTCTCCAAACCCTTGGGGTCATGGGTGTACTGAACAGCATGATTTCGAAGTTGTTGGAGATAAGGTGTTTGGTTGGAGAGGTTGACATATTCCTCGAAAGGTGTTCCGACGAATCCATTATTAGGGTCCTCGCACATAATAACAATCTTATTCTTCAGTTTGAGGAGGGACTCACGAGCCAAGTTCTTGCCACCACTGGGGGCATCCGAACGTCCCTGATATCCGTAAGTTGCATCCAGAAGCCTAGGTGCCAGCTGTTTCTTAACATGGAGTGCCAATTTATCATAGAGTTCCTTCTGTTCACTCTTAATCCGGAAATGAATAAATAATGGATCCGTCGGATTCGGGGATGTCCGGGATGAAAAGGCAAATCGGACGATGGTCGATAGGACACCCATTGATCCTCCTACTGGTAGTGTGTTATTGCTACCTATCGAATGTATCGAGTCCGAGCCGGATGATCCAACAACAGCGTCATTGTTCATATAGTATATCTCAAAATCCAACACGCGAGCTCCCTGAGCTATTACAACCTTCAAAGGACCAGTGCCTAGATAGTCATTTACGGGATAGCCCCCACAAGCCGAGTTATAGCTACTGGCAATGTAATAGTCACAAACCGAACCTGTACCTGTCAGGACATTGTATGTGTAGTTTGGATCATCCGCACTGATGGCGCGGAATTTGGGCTCATATTTCTTATATTCGTCCTCCATGGCTGCCAAGTTCTTGGAGGGGCTGGGGATAGGCAGAAGCTTTCCTAGGAATCCTTCTCTGTCAACCGGAGTTGATCTTAAGATATGAACAATCACGGTTATCATCAGAATCCCCCCAATTATCATGAAAAACAGTCTCCATGGATGGTTTACAGAAACGGTCACCGGTACTACCATTCGTATATAGTGATGACAGATTTTATCTTCAGCTAAATGAACATTTGGGCTCGATAAGCTCTTAAGAATATTATGTTATCCTATTGTAAGATGCCTGGAGGCCTATTGAACCTATCAGCATGGGGGACTGCGAATATCATATTAAATGGGAACCCTAAAAAGACATTCTTCAAGGCTGTCTATAAGAAGTATACAAATTTTGGTATGCAGCGGTTTAGGCTAGACTACGAAGGTCAGAAGACATTATCATTCAGTACAGATACTGAAATGGAATTCAAGGTAAAGCGCTACGCCGATCTTCTCTGGGACACCTACGTTGTCGTGAATCTTCCGGATATATGGAGCCCAATCTTGCTCGCGCCAGAAGGTGCACCTTTAACAGACGCTAGTGGGAATAACCCCTTCGGCACCCCTTATGAGTTCAAATGGATTCATAATTTGGGACCGCTTATGATAAGACGCGTCACAATCCATGCTGGTGGCACATTACTCTCTCAATTCTCTGGGGAAGATATGCTTGCCCACATCTGGCGCGACGAAGGTGGGAAGCGCGTCCTCTGGGACAGGATGGTGGGTAATACCATCGAGTTGCATACCCCCGAAAAGGCATTCCAGCGGACAGCTTATCCTAACGCTGTGAATCTTGGATCGTGTCCGCAACCCGGATATACTCCCACCCCAGGTGGCCCCCCGTGTGTGAATAATATGAATGGACAGGTAAACTGGCCCAATACAGAGAATGGTATAGAACCCTCAATTCGTGGCCGACAGCTATACATACCCCTCGACGCATGGTTTACATACTCATCTAAGCTAGCAGTTCCACTCATAGCTCTCCAGTACCAAGAACTTAGGATCCGGATTCAGTTTCGCCCTGTCTCAGAACTATATACTATATTGGATACGGACCCTAATAGTAGCAACCTGGGCCTGAGGAAAGCACCCGATACCGCCTCTATTTACGACCAGTTCTGGCGATTCAATCAACCACCCCCAGACCTATCTGGAAACTCTGTCACGTATACAAACAAAAGGACAGATTGGAATGCCGATATTCATCTACTGAGCAACTATGTCTTCCTTGGCCAGGATGAGCGCCGACAGTTCGCCGCCAATAAGCATACCTACTTGATACAGGAAATGCATGATCACGACTTTCATGGAGCGGCTGGCTCACGAAGGGCTCGCATCTATAGTCGCAATATGGTCCCTGATTTTATGTGGCGATTTCGGAGGAGTGATGTGAACAAACGCAATGAGTGGTCTAACTATACCAACTGGCCATGGAGCGAGTCGAAGCTGGGGTTCCTCACAGGTGCACAACCCCATCCGATAGCACCAATCTACGACTTTTTACACTACAATAGTACACCTGCAACCGCCTTTACCCCATCTTTTCCACCTGGTTGGATTAATGGGACACAGACATCACCAGTGTCAACACTTCCGGGGACATTATGTACGGTCTGTACGCCACCCCCATCCATCACTGGTCAGTTTCAACCAGAGAACACCCGACAAATCATGATCGATGCTGCTTGGCTATTTGGTGGAGAATACCGGGAAACAACTCACCCTGCCGGGCTCTACAACTACATGGAGAAATGGCTAAGAACGTCAGGGATTGCTGAAGACGGTCTCTACATTTACCCGTTTGCCATTAATACAGGCAGACGTACTTACCAGCCATCTGGCGCGCAAAACACAAACAAGTGGCAATATGTGGAACTAGAGTACAATACCCTAGAGCCTCCCCAGGATTTGTCGGGCAACGATGTTGAAGTCATTTGCGATATCTCAGGGTCAATTATTGGGATCAGGAAGAACGTCCCGGAGATGACCAAGTATAACTACGACCTGCGGGTCTTTGAGACACGGTATAATGTCGTGGTCATCGAGGGTGGCCGAATCGGTCTAATGTTCGCTCGCTAGTTGTAATACCAGATCTCTATAATCGCTATTGGAGTCAGGTAGATTAGGGCATTCAGGTTTACCAATGAAAGTACCATAGCGACAGCAACAGCATTCACAATATATTGGTGGGGAATGTCCATAAAGTTTCTTGCCAGGAGGAGCATGATCAAGGGGATGATGGCGATCCGACCGAAGCGGCAGATCCTTAATGTTTTTTCCGCCCCAATCGCATGCTTCATGAGATAATGCTCAGGTGAAGCCAGTATATTGAAGTCTATACTAGTGTTCATAAAGTGGAAGGTATAGATGAGGTAGATTGCCTCGAGAGCAGACATGATTAGTTTGGTATCCATATTACTATATAGATATCATACATATTCAAAAAAGATCCCAGATGGAGTTGTAGGGTTTGGGAGCAATACTTGGTGGCAAAGGGCTCACGTTGTTCGGGTTGGGTAGATATGGAGAGGCGGGAGCACCAGGTGGTGGATGATGCTTGTGCTGACCGTGATGTTTCCCATGATGTTTCCCATGATGTTTCCCATGATGTTTCCCATGATGTTTCCCGTGGTGTCCATGATGGTGTCGCGGATATGGATGTGGCGAGGGGTGATCACCCTTCACATAGACCACATAGTGGCCCTTATGAACAAGCTTTAAATTACGCGGCATGATGTAGTGCTTTCCAGTAGTGGTATTGAAATTCACACCACCGCATACCTTATGTCGAGAGCAGAATTCGACAGCATTTGAAAGTTCATCGAATACTGGTGATCCTGGGATGGGGGTTCCCTTAAGCATCATACCACCATGCCTCTGAAGTTCATTGGGCATGTCGGGTCGATGAGTGTACATATTGCTCGTTTGATGTCGTGACACATGGTGTTTCGGATGGCGTCCCGCTGGTACGTGGGCGTGGTGTCTGTCGCCGTGATGTGATGGTTTCTTGCGGTGACTAGGTTTCTTCAGGGCAAAACCATATTTATTGGTGGGTATAGGAAAAGTGCCACACTTTTTACATTCTTCGTCATACTCACACCCTTGGCCGGTCTCGAAATCCGGATCGTCAGGACCCGGGCACCTGTATCTACATAGGCGATAATAACCACCCTCTTTATTCTTATAGACCTTGGAATCGCAGTTTCCGTCTAAATCCTCATGAGTTTTGCATCCACTGAGGCAATTCTTAATGCTTTTATGAGACTTACCGCTGACAGAGGGGCTATACGGTCCGGGTACTGGCAGAATCGAAGCTATATCTCCAGGAGTGACTGGAGGTTTCTCGCCGGGTGGCACGCGAGGGAAGGTTTCGACAGACATAGGACTGAATCCACCGTGATCATCGTCACTGTCATTTCCAGAACCCCCTTTTGGGTCAGTATCTGTCCATTCTGTGGTAAGTTTATAAGTTTCAACCGTCTTCATTCCTTCTCGGCGCTTTCGTTGGAACCATCTATAGATAGCAATCAGCAGGTTCACAGCTACGAACAATATAACTAGGCTTACGAAGATACCAACTATTGACATCGATATATTATAAAGAGAGAATTGTTTGGCCGTCCCTAAATACAATCAAGCACAGAGTTATCAGTTTTAGAAGCAATCGTCAAATTTAATATAGAAGATATATAATAGATGGTCTCAACTAAGGATAAGAAGGAACAAGGAACTGTACTCGGGTCTATATTTGGGGGGATAGGTATTTTCATGATTATACTTTCGTATTTCCTGATGGGATCTGCACAAACCCATATGGCAATTGATGTGGCGAAGACCCCTTTACCCAGTGATTTAAAGAAGCCCCCTTACGGTCCTGCAAAACAGTGTGGGGAAAATCTACTTCTTGCTGCTCTGAAGACGACCATTCTGCAGGCTTTTGCTGATGCGACAGCCCAATCACCTGTGGCGGTAGCTAAGGCAAGAGCTGGCAGACCCGGTAGTGGATCTAAGACAATGCGTGGTGGCGGCATGCAAAAAGACGCAGAGGAAACGGTAGGTAGTATCATGGACTGGTTCAGTACGGGAACGGTTGGATGGCCTTATGATAGCTGTGGTGCCGGCTTGGGTATAGGAGAATGGTTTGGGTTGAGTATGAAGTGGGCATGGGCAAAGGGGCGTGAGCTCCTGTCGCTTGCAATAGCCTGGCCGATTCTGAACGAACAGCGAGGAAAGGCATCAAGTGCCAAGAAGTCTGCTATACAACAGAAGATGAGATATCTTTGGGTCCTATTGATGCCTTGGTTCATGCCTCTCTTCTTATCATCGCTCTTAGGTATTATTGTCGCGGGTGGTTCCTTCACGGCAGGTTGGGTTGGTGGTTTTTGGCCCCAAGTGTCATCTGAAGAGAGCTTGTCTCTACTAAGGAAGATCCTTTTGGCAGTATTCGTGGCTTGGATTCCGGGCATGGCAGCGGCCATCGTGCAGCCTCTATGGGCAAATATATATATGATGGTTGCTCCTTCAATTCGGGGGCTAATTTTCGGTCTCAAGAAACTAGCCAACATGCTTATCGCACTCGCGGGTGCTGTTGGAATCAACATTGTTGAACCTCTAAAGCTTAATGTTTTGGAAGAATACGTTGACGGGACTTTGATGAAAAATTGGCTTGTATTTTTGACTATATTTGCGTTCATTACTATATCAACCACATCCCGAATTATTACGGTAAATGGTCATGCTGACGCTACGCCAGCCGTAGTCATTATCAGTTGTCTGTATGGGGCGTTTCTTGTTTATGAATTGATCCTCAAGAAAATGTTATAAGGCAAAACAGATAAAAAGTTCTCACTGATATAGTCTAATGGGTAAAAAGCGAAGAAAGAAGAATAAGGTTTCCGCACAAGGGAAGCCGAGTGTCAGCATATGCACACCGACATACAATCGCAGGAAGTTTATACCAGCGATTATCAAATGTTACCTCGCACAGACATACCCGAGTAAGCTCATTGAGTGGATAGTGGTAGACGACGGTACAGATCCAGTCGGAGACCTGTTTGAAGGAGTAGAGGGTGTTAAGTATTTCTATCAGGAAGAGAAGATGAAATTGGGGCGGAAGCGAAACTATATGCATGAGAAGGCTACGGGCGATATAATTATCTATATGGACGATGACGATTATTATCCTCCTGACAGGGTGAACCATGCGGTAAATAAGTTGCGATCACAACCGAATGCTCTTGTGGCTGGTAGTAGTCAACTGTATATATATTTCAAACATATTGACAAGATATGGCTGTTTGGTCCATATGGGCGTTTTCATGCGACGGCAGGAACATTCGCTTTTAAGAAACAGCTTTTGAAGCATACAAAGTATGAGGATGATGCGAATATGAGCGAGGAGAAGGTTTTTTTGAAAAACTATACCATTCCTCTCGTGCAACTAGATCCAAGGAAGTCGATTCTAGTCTTCGCACATGACCAAAACACCTTTGACAAGAGGAGATTGTTGATGACTCCACATCCAAATTATGCTCGAGAAACGAAACTGCGCCCATCAAACTTCATCAAGGATAAGCAATTAAGGGAGTTCTATATGGGGCAATAATAATGTCAGTGTATTTCATAATGCAAATGAACATCATGAAATCCTTATGTGGCCTTGTGGGCCTAAAATCCAAGAGCGCCCAGGCCACATGTAGTATGGTGCTAACTGTCATATTAGTTCTGGGAGTAACATATTTTCTCTACCACTCATTTGTCACGACCCGGGAGGGATTCAAGCCTGCCAGTGAACTTATGCTTCTCCATATGACAGGCTGCGGGCATTGCGTCAAACTGATGCCAGAGTGGGACAAATTCGTCAGCGAGAATAGTACTCCATTGAAGACAACGAAGGTTGAGCAAGGCGACGATCCGACCACAACGAAAAAGCATGGGGTTAAATCATTCCCCACCATCCTCCTTCTGGACGGACAAGGGAATAAGATTGATACATATAAGGGCCCTCGTACAGCCGCAGGTCTTCATAAATACGCCAAGTCTAAATCATCATAACTCGCAGCGTTCAGGGTACCTTGATATAATCATCTCTATATAGAGATGCTTATTCCAACTGATAAGGTTATCGAAGCCCTCGGGGACATTTCTATCGCCGGCGCTCTCCATGTTGGGGCACATGACTGCGAGGAGCTGGGGTTCTACGCCTCCCTCGGTTTAGCTCGAGAAGACCTTATATGGATAGATGCTTTGCCGGAGAAACTGGTCCAAGCGCAGCAGAGGGGCATCCCCAATGTCTACAACGCACTCATCACGGATAGGGACGACGTCGATACCATCTTCAATATAGCGAATAATGGACAATCGTCAAGTGTTCTGGAGTTACATACCCATAAGGTTGAGCATCCCCATATTACTTATGTGGGTCAATTCAGGGCTCCAAGTATAACAATCGACTCTTTCTTTGCTAGGAATGGGTTAGACCCTGAAAAGTATGGCTTCTGGAACTTTGACATACAGGGGGCCGAGTTAATGGCATTGCGTGGTGCTTCTGCTAGTATAAAACACGCAAAGGCTCTATACCTCGAAGTTAACGAGAAGGAACTCTATAAGAGTTGCGGCTTGATCAGTGACATAGATGGCCATCTCCTCCCACTGGGCTTCAAGAGGACCCTAACAGAAATGACTCGACATGGGTGGGGCGACGCATTATACATACGGAGCTAGCAAAGTCCGAGCCGCCTGGAATTCAATTGATTTACTCGATGTGGGAATACAAGTGAGGTTCGGGCGGCGGGAATGACACAGGTCGAGGATTCTCATAGTAGCAGAACCCCACCATGGTATGGAGGTATCTATCCATATTCCACCTATCAACAATGTGTGGGGGGATTATATGTGAGAACCTGTCTGGGTTATTGAGATTAGAGAGCAGTTGTGCTGCTTGTTCCGATGTGATACCCAGTCTTCTGTCTCGAAATTGTCTGAGCAGAGTTGTGACGAAAGAGACCCTCTGGCTAGTGGATATCGTACTATGTGTTCCATCTACAATCCGAACCAAGAGCTTGAAGACTTTGTCTTCGCTCGATACTGTCCTTTCTTCTACCCACTCCTCTAGAAGAGAGTTTGGAACTGTGGGTCTACATTTAATGAGATGTGGGTGTGTGACCCGAATACAGAGGCTGCATACGCCCCCGAAAAGGTTGGAAGCATATGTACCATCCCCGCAGGGACAGAGAACTCCGTCGATTGAATAGATATGTCCACTTCGTGTTGTCATTGGTTGTTTAAAAAATTACTCTAACTTATACGTCGATATTCAATTTTTGTCAGTATAAGCATCCAAATACCGATAAATTCGGTTTACATCGAGCTTGCTGATATCATAATTGTCGTCATCAAATATATCATTTATCTCGTCGAGGGTATGCTTCGCCCTGAGTCCGACGAAAAAAGCAAACATATCTTTTTTGTCCATATTGAGTTGTTGGCACAGATTCTGGATGAAAAGCATATTATTGTACTCCGTAGAGTATTTGGTAAGTACCTTGGTAAACCGCACTTCACTGGGATTGAAAGGAATATTCCGATCTCCAAACCTATCATGGTAGAGTTTATTGTTGTAAAAGGTCTTGATGAGGGAACTCATTTCATTGAAGATCCATATTTGCTTCTGGAATGTAACCCTGTCGATGTAATCGGCAAAGCAGATATTTTCCAGCATCTGTAGGTAGAAGGGTATGGCAGTATTCTTGGGGATCTCTTCGAGGACATCAATGATGTTCTCGTGGAAGAGGAGACCAACACTTGTCCTGTCTGTCTCATTCATGAGAAGATTATGGTGCCCTATAGGGTATGCCTTATTAAGCAGATTCTTCGTTATCTGCTTCGTGTCCTCATTGTGGGCCTTCGGTTGGAACATATTTCGGACTAGTCGGTTTTTTAAGATGCTCTGCTCGTTCTTGTATATGTCGTGCGTGGACTTCAGTTTCCGAAGATCTCCCTGGATGAACTTTACAATACTGTTCAAAAGTTTGGGGTCAATATTGGGCATAAGAAGATGACAGATGTGATTGATTTGTCCATGAGATGGTGTTTTAATCTCGATCGTGGTACATACCTTCATCATTTCCTTGATCTTCTTATCGATATGATAATTTCCGACGCATATGATGGGAATCATCGTTGTATCCTCTTTCTTCTGCTTCTTTGTCTTCTTGGCCCTGATCAGCTTAATAAGAGAGTTTATACCGCCCTTATCCCCGCTGTTCATCCCATCGATCTCATCCATGATAATAGCTATCTTTCTGGCCTCCTTCTTAAGAAGACTTAATATGTTAGTGTCAGACATATTATGACGGGTTATGGTTTCAATGATGGACTTATTGCGAACATCTCCGGCGTCGAAACTTATCACATCATAGTCCAGTTTGCGCAGAACGTCTTTTACGAAGTATGTCTTGCCTGACCCTGGATTGCCATAGATATAGATACCTCTTTTAGTCGTGAGTTCAGTCTTGTGAAGTTCGAAGTGTTTCAAACAGTCCATGAGGGATTTCTCCGCAGCGGCTCTGTCAAGGAGCTCTATCATATTTAACTGCTCCATCTATTTATCCTTGTCCTTGTTTTTCTAGACCTATTTTTCTTGTAAGTGCCAAGGCTCTTCTCGTGATCTATCAGGACCTCAGTGCAGTTGTTACTCCCGTATTCATTACAGAGGTGGTAAAGGCACGCAACATATGTAGGAAAGTTCCACATTTTGTACTGCCACCGCTTTAGGCGCGACCATCGCGGGTACATCTTTTTTACGACTAACCCGAATGGGTAATGTCGGTCATTTCTTAGAAGTCGTCTCATTCCACCACCCGCTTTTTGCGGAAAAAGGACATCGACATATTGTTCACGCATTCCTTCTCGATTGAGCCAAACACGTGCCCTTAATGGCACATACTCCCATATGATACTTACAACCTCGGTGGGAAGTCTATCGATGAGAGAGAGAGAGATTTCTGATTGTTTGTTGTTAGTCATTTGATATACGTATTCAACATATATCAAATATGATTTGTCTCAATTTTTAGCAGAGGTTTTGATTCGTGATACCATCCCACACAACATTACAGGACTTCGCCCACTTACATTTCGCGGCCCTCCCCTTATCTCCTTGGTAATCCGCGCCACTGAAATCCTTACTTAGACAGTCAGCACCTCCTTCTCCTAAAGGCGGGGTTTTATTGAAGCAGACATTGGAGCCATCCTGCTCCTTCATGGTAAAATAATCAGGGCAGCTGCCAATTTCTGGTGGGAATTTCATATCCCGAATGGCATTGTGAAGAAGGACACCGATGACTACGAGGGTCAATATAAGGATGACCGCAGCTATGGCAACAACAACAGTATTGAAGGTATTCATGCTATATATATAGAATTACAGATAATTTTTTCTACAGGATCTATATACAATGGCAAATGGAAGAGTAAACATATTAGGTCCAAATTTGCACATGCAGTTCAGCATGCATGACCAAATACCCGTCCCAGGTGCTTCTACCGCATATCGCAACGCAATGACCGGGAACTGGCAGGATACAGCACTATCGAGGGCTTTCTTCTCAGCGGCTAACATTCGTATACTACAAAATGGTATCAAGGCTGGTGTCCATAAGGCATCCAATGGTCGCTTTACGGTCGGGGACCAGGACGAGGATACATTAAAGATCATCATGCGCAGCATCTTTTTACAACATGCCACGAATTTGGCCGTCGATATTCCGGGCCAGATCGCAGCTATTAATGCTATGGTACTCGACTACAGCGTACCGCAGGTATATAGTGAAGCAGAAGCATATATAAAATACAAGAGGGATGTCAGTACGCTTGTTGTGCCTATTCAGCGCCCTACATCGACTTATCAAGGCCAAATCCTGGAGTTTAAGAGATGGTTTTAGTTAATTGATTGATATATCTCTCCAGACTCTGATTATTCTTATCATGAATTGCTTGTGAAACCATGATAAGAAGAGAAACTACTCATATTTCCCTATACAAAGTTCATCTAGTAGACCTAAAACATACCCATCACAATGCCCTCTTACTTCATTAAATGCCTTCGTTGCATCTTTATTGTTAAATTTCTGTAAGATCTTCTTCCCACCCGGGTGTTGGTCCATATAGCCGGTTACATCAAATAGGTGATTATCAATTATGATTATCACCTTATTCCCGGACACATCTTTAGTTGCCATGTAATATGCATATAAGTTTGTTCGTCGAAGCTAATGTTTTGTCATCTACTTGCGATTCTCCTAGCAGGTACACAGTATGGTAAATTGACTTAGTAGTTTCATCAGAAGACAATAATATTGCGTTCAACATGTCCGCCCTAGAAGATCCAAACTCACTCTCATCCGTGAAACATTCCGAACAAGACCCTGTGGATGCTAAGATAAAGAAAAGAAAGCGTCTCCTTTACTTGGCCAAATATAGAGCCATTGACATTCTTAATGGTGGGAACTTGGAAGAAAGGTCAGAGGAGAACATCTTCCGCGCAAGGACATCCCTCCTGAGCGACTTCATAAATTGGAAGATTTACAAAAAAGGTGACGCGACACTTACTATCTTGATCGCTGTATCTAATGAGGAATTTACCGAGGAATTCATCAATGACTTCGACTAGATGACTCTCAAGGAAAATTGATCCAAATCTAGGCTATAATGTTGTAGGTATATATCCACACAACATGATCGAAGAACAAAAAGAAGGCTTCACTATTCGGCTCGGACGCTCGAAAACAGAGAATGCTCGGCTGCTTCTTGACGCGAGTCCCCAGGATCTATGGATCCACCTATCTGGCCATCCCAGTGGTCACGCTGTTATCACACATCATGAGGGGAAAAAGTTCCCAAGACGTGTAATCAAACGAGCAGCTGTCCTTGTTAAACAGTACTCAAAAAGAAAATCCGATAAAAAAGTTAGCTGCGATGTCGCTCATATTAAGGACCTACTTCCGACTAAACAGATTGCCGAGGTCAGCGTCTCTAAACTTATGTGCGTCGTGATCATCTAGACAACAGACGAGTTGTATTTCACCATGGCCTCCTCATAGCGATGTTTGTCCTGCTCACTTTGAACAGTGTAGGGTACCTTTTGCTCATCGGTCAGTTTCTTCCACTTCGCTCCCAATACCTTAGCTATCTCTGCCAGCTGGACCTTCCCATGATTCTCTCTCATCTTTTTCATGAGTGCTGGTCGCTTCTTATCACAGAAGTATAGGTAAGCGGATTTTGCCCGCTTAGGCCTGTTAGGGTCCTTAATCTCCTTTATTTTCATCTTAGGACCGAGGAACTTCTCCGTCACAGCGGCGATTTGGTCAGGCTGACCAAGTTGGATACATACACTTGCGATAATGTTCTTGTGGGACTCATACCAGAGTTCGTTCAGTTGGACTGTGTTGTTGTGGTGAAACATCGTGCTTTTCATTTATGAACAAGTATACTGTGGGTCGTCTAAATCAATTATCCCATAATAAAAATAGTAGAGAGGTATCTAGCCAAGCTTACTTCTTAAGAGCGGGTTTCTTGCGTGCTCGCTTTACCTTAACTTTCCGTACCACCCCCCGCTGGCGACTATCCCGGGCTGACCTGTATTTCTGATACTGTTCCGAGAACGTTGTAAGATCACTAGACCACATCTGTTCCAGCGTAGTATCCTTGAGCTGTTCCAATATGAGACACTTGGCATCACGTTCACGCATGAGGCGCAACAGATTCTCTTCTTCCACACTCTCAATGCTCATCTTCCTCAAGTATGCGTAATCCTTATCACCATCGAGGGTATCATAGTTGTGCTCCTCAAGCATCTCTAGGACTTCCGCCTTCTTCTTCCTCCTAAGGTCGAGTGTAGCCGGCTGATCACACTGTTCTTTGATGAATCGTGCCTTATTACTCAACACCATTACATCCTTCTCGAGGTTGGCGATTTGATATTCTTTCCTCGCCCCATAAAGCGCAAATCGGACATCGAAGTAAGCATCAACAATGTCATGGATATCTACATACTTTCTGAGGCGCTGTTGGGAATTAAACAGGTGCATGTTGGTTGTAGTTCGAGTAGTCACAAGCCGTAAAGCCTTTTCCAACCCATTGACACCATAATCTAACTTCTTTGGAAAGAGTCTGCTCGTGGTTCCGGGGGTAAGTTTCACTGTGAAGTCTACCTCCGTATCCGTGCTCATATCGGTATAACTCTTGACAATGGGGTTCTTTCCATCACTCAACCCATCTAGAAACTTGATGTAGTCCTCGGTCCAAACACCAACCGGTAGCTCCGTGATATGGATAACATCGACGCTGGTTAGTTTGTAACAACCTCGAATTAGGAACTTTTGCGGCCCGGCAGCGGTTATAGCTCCCTTGAAGCCCTCATAGTATGGGTTGATGTCCGGGTGAGATTGTGCACCAGCGAGTCTACTTCTGATATTCGCAACGATGTCTGTAACGCTATAACAGAGCACCTCTGAACTGAACCCAGTACCAATTCCTTTTCCTCCATTAACGAGGACCATCGGGATGACGGGAGCGTAGTATTCCGGCTCTATCAGGGTTCCATCGTCCTCCAATTGTTCCAACACGGGGAAATCTACACTTGGAAAGAGGAACTTAGTCAGAGGATTAAGTTGAGTATAGATATATCTTTCCGAAGCCGAGTCTTTACCACCTTGCCGCCTGGTACCGAATTGACCATTAGGCTGGAGAAGAGCAATATTATTGCTTCCGACGAACTCCCACGCAAGATGTTTTATGCCACCAACGAGAGACATTTCTCCATGATGATAACAACCATGCTCAGAGACATAGCCAGCAAGTTGTGCCACCTTAATCTCCTTGACAAGATTCCGTTTGAACGCACAGTAGATGATCTTACGCAGACTGGTCTTGAGACCATCCATGAGATTTGGAATCGATCTCTCGCAATCGTATTTGGAGAAGTGCTTCATCTCGCGATCGACGAAGTCCTTGTAGCTGACCTCGGATGCCGATGTATCAAGAACTGCGTCCTTATCATAGTTACCCAACCAAACTTTCCTTTGGTCTGCCAACCGTTTATTAAAGACACCATCTATGGCAGCATCGCAAGACTGTCCCCCATACTTGAAATGTACAATCTTGACTTGGGCGAAATACTCCTTAAATTCACGAGCAGTGCTGGTCCCAAGTCCCTTGTAGTATTTCACCCTCCATCCTTTACCATCATTATTCTGACTCTTCCAAGCGATGTATTCAGCTTCATTATAGAAGGAGAGCTCAGTGACGCCTTTCTTTGCCTTGAGTATGGGGGTATTGATGAACCCCAAGAATTTATTAAGAGTCACGAGGTCATGCCACTGGGAATGAAAGAGATTTATACACAACCCCTTGATATGAGCCCCATCAAGGTCCTGATCTGTCATGAAGATGACTTGACCATAACGTAGTGACTTCTGGGCTTCTTTCAAATTCTCGTATTTCTTGTCTGTTTCAAGTCCCACGATTTTCTTGATATTCGCGATCTCAGCATTCTCTGATAGCTTTTTCAGCGAAGCATCTTTTGCATTCATGAGTTTTCCCTTTAGCGGGAACACACCAAAACGATTCCTGTCTTCTTTTGAGAGCCCTGACAGAATACCCGCCTTCGCTGAATCCCCCTCGGCCAGAAGTAGAATACACTTGTGTGATTGGGCTCCACCAGCCCAGTTCGCATCAACAAGTTTAGGAACTCCCCTAAGCTTTCGCACTTTGCGACCATCCGACTTCTTTAGGGCCTTCGCGTCCTTGATCTCCGTCAGCGCCATTGCTGCCTCCATCACTCCAAGTTTTGCAACGCTTGTTATCGTCTTCTGACTCACAGAACATTTTGAGCCAAATTTTGAGCTCGGTGTGCTGAGACAATCTTTCACCTGACTATCGAAGGCAGGATTTTCAATCGAACAGTTAACAAATAGCATGAGCTGCTCCTTTATTGTTGCCGGTTTGACCTTCACTTTCTTCTTCTTCTCAATGAACTGCACAATGCCACGAACAAGTTGGTTCAGGATGTACTCAACATGTTTTCCACCTTTGCCCGTATAGACTCCATTGACGAAAGAGATCTGGGTGAACTCATCCTGAGGAGACAGGCAGACGGCATACTCCCAACGTTCGCCGGCGCGCTCATAAATGCGCGTACACTCAGACTTTGGCCCGATGCACAAACTCACATACTGCTCAAAGTTTCGGACAGGCAAAAGGGTCTTATTGAGCCTAACTTTCACGCTTCTATCGGTGATGGCCGCCACATCATATACTCTTTTGCTAAAGAGCGCCACCATGTCATCTGTAAGGCCATCCACACCGAAGCGTGCGTAATCAGGAAGGAAGCTGACCTTGGTATAAGGATTACTTGTTGACTTCTTGACGGATGGCTTTTTGGTCACCCCTAGGTTATTTTCAAATCTCTGGATGTATTTCAGCTTGCGAGTATGGTCAACAGTCTCAATTGTCGCCCACTTTGAGTATATGAACACGAGCTTGATCCCGAAGCCGTTCTTACCCCCTACAATCTTCTTCTTCTCCTTATCGTAGTTTGTAGAAGTTCTCAACTCACCGAAGATCATTTGTGGAATATAGACCTTGTGCTCGGGATGCTTGGCAATATCGATACCATTACCATCATTAAGCATGGTAATAACCCCAGTTTTCTGGTCAATGGTGACAGATATCTGCGTCACAGGGTGCGCATTCGCATCACCACCCGCGATCCGCTGTTGAATCCTGATGAAATGATCTCGACAATTGACCAGCGCTTCATCAAATAGCTTATATAATGCTGGTACCCACCTGTAATTCCTAAAGACAAGAGACTTCGTTGTATGGTCAAAGGTCCAAGCATTCACACCATCTTCCTCTACAGAACTTAGATAGGTATCCGGTGCTTCAAGGATGTGTTCGATGTCAGTATACTTCTTATACTGACTCGCAAGGGCGTTTGACGCTTTTTTCGTTGACATGGTGATATTTATAGGGGACAAAATATCATTAAGAGGTAGTTCAATTTTTAGCCTAGTACCCAGCCCACTCCCAGATCCAATCCCACCAGGTTTGTTGTCCTATGCGCTTCTTTAGTGCACGTTCACGCTGTTTAACTTCGAACCATAATCGGCTCATTTCCCTCAGTTCCTCCTCGGCGATATATATGGCATCGCGCACGATCATGGTAGTTCTCATGTGTATAAGGTGGCGTTTTTATTGCACAGCAGGTCATAGGAATCCTTACAATCAATCCAGATTTAACTGTATCGGTTCCCATTAAATCTTTAGGATAAAGGGGCGCGTTAAAACTTTTTCTTACCTGAATATATAATGCCAACTGATAAGATTAAAGCAGTCGGAAAACGTGCTCAAGTTATGCATGGGACAGCGCATCACACAAGCGGCGGCCTTACGAAAAAGGATCTGAAATACAATAAACATGGTAAAATTGTGTCAAGAAAGAAGTCGGCAAAGGGTGCATCTTTGCTGAAACGGTTGACAAGCAAAGGTTACTTCACTCGCAAGGGAAAGTTCGGGTATGTGAAACGCTCTGTAGGTAGCAAGGCAAAAGGAACTCGCAAGAAGAAGAGGACCCGCAAGCGTGGTAAATACCGGTGGAAGAGGCACCCTATTAAGGGAGTGAAGTGGGAGGACCGTCGATACAAGTCTGGTAGGTTCGCCAAGAAGCCTAGCTACCTTCGTTAAGCCAAAACGTTGACAATATCCTATTTTTTTGAATGTACTGATCGTCGATAATGCGATTGATATATTTTTCGAAGTATCTCTTACTAACTACACGAGAGTTGCCAGAAGTGTTCACATAGTCCCTGTAGAATCTATACATACTGACATTTGTTGGCCGGCCCTGAAAAGCATACTGTATACGGAGCTCCTCTATCACTGATCTCATAGTACCCCTCTTGTCCCAGACAGATGACACTATTCCCACCAAATGGCGACAGTTGGAGACATCTCGCAAATAAAAATGTGAAAGAATGGGCAACAGATCCTCCTCATCGACCGTGGTAGGGGCGTCAAGCTGGCTACTCCAATCCCTCATAAGAGAATGGAACTCCGAGATATCTAACTCATCATCCGCATCAGCTTCGATAGTAGCATTCCAGAAACTCTGAACAGCATGGACCTTCTGTAGAGCTGGGCTCACAAGCCCACAGTATCTATCTGTCTCGGGATCATAGCTAATCCTTGACATGAACATGTCCTTAAGGTTCTTCCTCGATATGATGTGAGGAAGACTACGAGAAGATAGGTAGCGGAACCAAAGGTAGTGCATCTCATCACTATCGATCGTATCAGTTATACCACCTGTTTCGATCCCAGATAGAAATTGGGACACGAGAGCAGGGGCTGTCTCCATATCAGCCAGAAACCTGACTCTATTCTTGACTGCATCTGTGCGGCAATGAGATTTAAGGAAATTATCACCACTGCCGTAGCGTCTCGAATAGTGAGTTGATACGACAACAATGTCAAGGATGTGGGTCTTAATAAAGTTATCCCAACATGACCTGATACCGGCGGACTCGTTGCAATTCAGTATCCGGCAACTTGGATAGCGGTGATCATAGTATTTGTGTTTAAAGGTGATATTAGCATGGACTCCACTTTTAAAGTGGTCTCTCACATGCCCCTGTATTGCCATTATCAATGGTTTCGCGGTGGGGCTGATAAAGTGAACGAGTTCTGTGGCCTTCTTAAGAATACTATCTCCGATGACGGTGAGAAAATACTTCCCTTCTTCCCGACTTTGAAATAGAGTTGGAGAGATATGGGATAATACGAATTGGATGGTGTCTGATTCGGGTATAGTTGCCAGGGGACTTGTACCTTTTACTCGGCGCACAAGCAAATTTTTGATTTTATGTTTCCATGGAATGAGAGAAGAGAAAGAGGATGAGGATGAAATCCCCGAGAGTGCGGCATGAACAAGCTGGCTCTCAGTTGTCAGCTTATAGTGAATGCCATCATAAATGATGAACAGCTCTGACAGCGGGACATAAAGATACTGCCGCCCCTGGCTGAGAAACCCGTCTATATACTCTTCACTCCCCTTCGATAAACGGTCTTTCCTCTCCTCCCTCTCTGCGAACGCACGAAGAGCATCCGGAAGCTGCTTCCCAAGATACTCAATGGCTTTATTGAGCATAAGCGGTGATTGAGCATGTTCTTTGTAGATATCCGAAATCATCTCGCCAGCTTTTCCCATAAAACTTTCGCCTGACATCTCTAGATAATCATATCGAAATGCTTTTAAGTTTTCAAATATACGACAACTTAATAGCACTTTAACTATGACCTCCTTTTTCTTCTAGTACGACGGTCTCGCTTTTTTCGGCGGTCTCTATTTGTGCGCCTCCTGTCTCGACGAGTTCCTTTCTTCTTCTTCTTCCGTCTCTTCTTGCGAGTTCCTGATGCGACATGCGCCTTCGGCTCTGGCCCTATCATTTGCTCCAAAGTTCTCTTTCCCTGTAGATATTGTGCTGTTCTCACAATTGGAGCAGGTGTGCCATCATAACTCTTTGTTGCAGCGAATAAAGTGGCATAGCGGGCGCGCAACCGGGAACTTGGATCACCTCCTTGACTCTGGCGGAGTTTAGATGCGTATTTAGTAACAGAGTTCCTCAATTGATTGGTACTCTTTTTACTGGTTCCGATGTTCTTCTTCATATCCTCAAGGACTGCCTTCTGAACTTTCCAGGCACTTCGTTTCATGCTCGCCATTTGGGATTTAGTAGCCATCTATACTGTACCTCTAGATATTATCCGATATACAACATATATTATCTGAGATATGTACATATGGTACAATTCGCGATAATCGGAAATAGAATTCCCTATAAATACTTCCTCACTAGAGGCCAAGGAGAGTCAGACGCAGGCTCTAAAGGTTTGCCGGCCGAAACTGGTTCTTATGATGCCGCCCTTAACAGTGCTGGGATAGAGGATGCAAATATTGTCAAGTATACGAGTGTTGTACCACCGGGGGCGACGGAGATATCACGCGAAAAAGGGACTCAATCTATTAGGTGGGGTGAAGTTATGGAAGCGATTATGGCTCAGGCGAACGGTAAGACAGGCGATACCATATCTGCTGCGGTGATGATCACTTCTGTCCACAATTCTAAGGGAGAATACATCGGTAGTTTTGCGTGTGAATATTCAGGTAGTGGAACGGAAAATGAAGCAAAAGAAGCTCTCGGTCTATCCATCTCCGGTATGATTGAGCGTCGTGGATATGGAAAGACTGCGCAGGCGGATGTAGGAGTAGGTTCCACAATAACGACAGATTCTGGCTATAAGTACTATCCAGGTCAGAAGTTTGTCTGGTCAACTATGAATGTGAAGAAAAAACACGGTACTGTGCTCGCCGGAATTTGTTTCAGAGAGTACCAAGTGCCGGTTATCAAATTACCCGCATCAACTCCAAGTCCTGCCACAAAGACTCGAAAGCGCACGCCGCGGCGTGCAACAAAGAAGAAGAAGGGTGGGAAAAGATCCCGACGTCGTCATTGATTCTCTGTATATCTCCGCATGACTGCGGATATATACTATTGAACACACTCATGGGTGAGGATTTGATCAATATTCATCCGCCGACTTGGGCGGAAAATAAGACAACTCCTCATAAAGTCGCCCAGAGCCTTTGGTAAGCGTTCTAAACGCGCATTATGGTATTCAGTAGGGAACACAAATGTAGTCGATGTGATCTTTTCCCCCTTGCGACCCACGTCAGGAAATGGTCTCTCGCCGAAGTAGAGGGTCCACACACAAACGGCCAGAGACCAGATGTCGGTATTTTTATGGTAGTAACCCGTGTAAATCTCCGGCGGACTATAGCCCGCTGTCCCCGCAGAACTTCTTAATCGTTGTTTAGGTCTCGAGTGGATAGGATGAGCACATCCCAGATCAATGAGTTTGAGTTTCCCATCATCGGACAGGATGAAATTTTCAGGCTTAATGTCGAGATGGACAAAACCATCCGCGGCAAGCTCCTGTAGGCATACGATCATCATTTTGAGGTACCCGGACATCAATTGCCGCCGTTGCCTCTTGCTAGTCCCTTCATACCAAACATACAGGTCTCTTCCCGGTATGTACTCTGTAAGAATGAGTATGCTCTCAGCAGTCCTACTGATGTCACGAAAGCGTGGGAGATGTGGACCAGTGAGCTTCCTTAAGACAGCCACCTCTCGTTCGGCCTTATGTTTCCTGGTAAGAGACACAGCTTTACATGTCAAATGATCCCCTGATGACTCCTCGATCACTAGCGACACCCGACCCGTAGCACCCTGTCCGAGGTCCAACACCTTCCTATATGTGAGCCCCTTCAACTCCTCTTCTTCTTTCGATTCCGTTACTTGTAAGGTAGCAACAGACCCACATACCCCTTTCAAGCATGTAAGACAGCGATTCGACAAAGACATAGTAATAATATAGGCCCCCATTTTTAAGTATTTAGAGTGAACAGGGCCAGAGTAGAAGTATAATAATATGGCCTTTATATATATACATGAGTATGTCACTGATGGCTAACTTAGTAGAGGATGAAAATACGTGGATCACCCAGTTATGGGAGCACCTAAAGACGCGTGGTGGTGGTAGTAGTAAGAATGTCACT